TCTTACAAAAGATTATAAGCATGACTTTACTTTTACAATCAAAGACATCGATGGATTTAAAGTTATTGATGATGGAGAGTTTTTGTATGGTACTAAAGCGAAAATGGCTGATTTCTTTATTTCTCAGATACGAGAAGAAGCATTAGTGTATGTAGCGCCTCGCACAGGATACGCCCCGTTCTCACTATGCTATCTTGCAAAGAAGTATAATAAGAAACTATATCTAATTATGCCAGCTTCAAAAGAAGCTTCTGAGCATCAGAGAACAGCTATTGAATATGGAGGAATTCCTATTTTTTTAAGAATACCAGCAATGCCAACTGCAAATATTTGGGCAAAACAATTTGCAGAAAAAATAGGAGCAAAGTATTTACCATTTGGACTTAAACATGAAATGGTGGTAGCTGGAGGAGTTAGAGTATTTTATGATAATTTTAAAGACACAGACATAAAAACAATGTGGTCTGTTATGTCTACTGGAGTTTTATCAAGATCACTACAAATTGCTTTACCAAATACAGAATTTCATGCTGTAGCAGTAGCTAGAAACATTCAAGATGGAGAACTTGGTAGAGCTAAATTTTATACTCACTCAAAACCATTCTTAAAAGAAGCTAAAATCATACCACCATTTGATTGCATTAGAACTTATGATGCTAAAGGTTGGGAACTATTAAAAGAAAATGGTAACTCTGGAGACTGGTTTTGGAATGTGGCTGCAAATATGCCTAAACCAAATATTAAAATTGAAGAAGTAGACTCTGATAGAGTTTGGGGCGACCATAAAGATCTAAAGCAATATATCAATTAATTTTAGTAAATTAGTGTTATGAATATATTACAAGAAGCAAATAATATAGTAAATAAGCGATCAGAAGAAAAAGCTCGTATGTATGGTCCTTTCTCAGAAGGTATGGATCGTGCAGCAATGATTATGAGAGGCATGACTGGTAAAGATATTACTGGAGAAGATATGTACGCTGCTTTAGTCGCTTTAAAACTTTCAAGACATTCTTATAATTACAAAGAAGACAACCTCTTAGATGCAGTTGCATATTTAGGAGCATTAGATAATCACATAAAAGAAAAACAAAATGACATTAACTCATGAATTCGGTCACATTAGAAATTGGGCCACAGAAAGAGGCATTTATGAAAAAGGAGATCCAAAAACTCAATTCATTAAACTACAAGAAGAAGTTGGAGAATTAGCTAAAGCAATTTTAAAAAATGATGAAGAAGAGTTCGTTGATGCTATTGGAGATTGTGTAGTAGTTCTTACAAATCTAGCTAAGCTTAAAGGATATAATATCGAAGATTGTATTAACTCTGCTTATGATGTTATTGCAAAACGTAAAGGAACAATGGTTGGAGGAACTTTTGTAAAACAAGAATCGCTGTGAAACAAAGAAAACTAGACTCAGTTTTCATGAACATCGCAAAAGAAGTTGCAACTTTATCACACTGCGTTCGATTTAAAGTCGGCGCAGTTTTGGTAAAGAATGGTAATATAATATCTTTTGGGTATAATGGGACTCCTGCAGGTGTGGATAATGATTGTGAAAAAGACAATGTTACTTTACCTCATGTAATACACGCTGAGTGTAATGCTATTTTAAAAGCAGCTAAGAATGGAAATTCAGTAAATGATTCTACCATATACTTATCGCTTTCTCCCTGTCTTGATTGCTCGAAACTTATTTTACAATCAGGAATAAAAAGAGTTGTATATTTAACAGCATACCGAAATCTAGAAGGAGTAAACTTTTTAAAACAATTTATATCAGTAGAACAATATGGTGAATAATAATCTTTTTAAATCCGCAACAGAAGCTTTTGAGTCGGCATATCCATACATAAATGCTTATGGTAGATTTTTTGCTGGCACTAAAGCTATATTTAATTCTTCTTTTACTTTACTTAATCCTATGGATAATGTTATCACTACATCCAAAAGAAAGTTTAGTAAAGATTATGCTGACTTTGAGTTTGAATGGTACCTTAAAGGAGATAGAGATGCTCTTGAAATATCTGAAAAAGCTAAGATTTGGAAAAACATGATGATTCCTGGTACTAATGATGTTATTTCTAATTATGGTTATTTTTGGAATAAGAATAATCAACTAGAAAGAATGATTGAAGAGCTTAAAACTAATCCTAGTAGTCGTAGAGCTATGCTAGTTCATTATGACATAAATGAATTAGATCTTTATAAGTATGATACTCCATGTAATGTTGTTCTTAGTTTTTATATGGAAGATGATCGTGTAAACTTATCAGTTTTTGCTAGATCTATAGATTTATGGTACGGTTTTGGTAATGATCAATATTGTTTTTCTAAATTAATGAACATAGTAGCAGAAAGACTAAATTGTAGAATTGGTATAATGCATTGGAGTGTAGTTAATTTTCATCTATATGAAAAACATTGGAATAAGTTTTAAGTGCTTAAATCACTAAGTAATTAATTTTTTATTAGTAGAAGTAATTAATTATATTTACCTAAATAAAAGTTATGAATGATATTTTAGAAGCTTTAAGAGGTCCGCTAATATTGCTTGACCGAGAATTTTTAGAAGACAAAATTGGTCATCTTTGCCCAAAGAAATACAATAAATTTCAATGGTGGAGAAGATATCATGAAATTCAAGAGTTAGACGAAAAAGCTCTAACAAGATTAAAGATTATTAACGGTGACTATGAATATCCAAATTACTTCTATGAGGCTCAACATGAAGTTTATAGAATGTCTGATGAAGTAAAAGACATGAAGTTTGGAGAAGATATGATAGATCGTATTAATCTGTATATGGAGCGCTATAGGAGACTCATGGAAGACGCATATAAAGAAGAGAATAAAAGATTCAATGCAATAAAGAAAAGACTGTCCAAAGAGTTTAAAATCAGTAAGGAAGATCTAGAAAATACTATGAGTACTTTTGATGGAACCTTAGAAGAACTTTATTATCACTTACAAAAAAACAAATAAAATGAGAAGAATAGTTTATTTTACCGCTTCATGGTGTGGACCATGCAAAGCTTTTAAACCAGTATTAAAAGAAGTAACAAGTCAATTAGGAATTCCAGTAGAGTATGTAGACGTAGACACAAATCCTGGAAAAGCGCAAGAGTTTGGAGTTAGTTCAGTTCCTACTATGTTTGTATATAATGACAATACTATATTGTTTAGACAAAGTGGAGCAATGAGTAAAGATCAATTAAAATCAAAGTTATCTTAATCTTTTTTACTATATTTATATATAAAGGTCTAAAAATAAATCATGATTCCATTAAAACAAGCTATAGCAGAAAAACATGCAATCGCAGAAAGTAAAGAGTTTAATAAAAGAATGGTTAACGGCGAGCTTAGTGAAATAGAATATCTTCACTATTTAATTCAGCAATATGCTATTTTCAAAGAAATAGAAAAAAAACAACTGCATCATCCATCACTAACTAGATGTGAGAATATAAAACAAGATATTACTGAGCTTGGAGGTTTTATACTAAGTACTTTAGACTCTACTGAAAGCTATAGAAAGTACTTATCTAATTTAGATGATGAATCATTTATGCCTCATATCTATCTTAACTATCTAGCTCTTGTATATGGAGGACAGATAATAAAATCAAAAGTTCCAGGATCTGGTAAAATGTATGATTTTGAAGATCCACAAATTGGCATAGCTAGTATTAGAGCAATGCAGCAAGATAATTGGGGTGAATACGCAAACATAGGATTAGATTACGTTATAAATATTTATGATGAGTTACAAAGTTATTCTAGATAATATAGCAGAAAAAGTAAAACAAATTATTTTAACCTCTGGAGAAGGACTAGAAATAGACACTGAAGATTTTGGTTGGGAAAATTATAGATACCTATCTATTCATTTTAGAATGGCTCATATAGAAAGATACTCAGATAAAAATTTAGAAGTATTACATATTACTACGTTTCCTCACCAAGATAGTAGTAATCCTATATTTGGATTTGATGTTATTACTACTGATAAAAAACCATTAGCTGCGTTTTTAGATTATTCTCCAATATTTTCTGATATAACGTATAAAACAGATGTTGTTTTTGAAAATCAATATAAACTTCCTGAATGGGCCAATAATATATTTTCAAAATCTGCTATTGCAATTATACCTACTGAACAAGATCTTATTTCTTTATCTAGTATCGTAGAAGACGCTTATCAAAAATATATTAATTTATGTGTGGATTATAAGCCAATTCCATATCCTTATAAAAGCGTGGTAAAAGATAAACAAAATTACTATTGTGATCAACAACAAAAAAATGAACGTACTTATAGTGTACTAAAAGCTAAATTAGGAGAAGAGAAAGCTAAGATATTTATGAGTGAAATTCTTTTCCCAAAAATAGGTTAATGACTAATCTTGACTAATAGTATTATGAAAAAACTTTTGCTCTCCATTCTTATCTGCATTCCATTTTTCTTATTTGCTCAAAAACCTTTAAGAGAGCGAGTTAGCATCTATTCTCCAATATTTCATGTAGTGTATAATGAAAAATTTCAACAACCAATGTTGATAGAGTATACAGTTACTTGCACAGATGGAACAGCATCAAGAGCAGGAATGGATTTTTATAAAGTAGACTCAGTAATTACTTCAGACGCAGCAGATTATGCTAATAATCTTTACGATAAAGGACATATGGCTCCAGCTGCAGATTTTAATTGTTCACCAATAACTCTTAAACAAACTTTCAGTTATTTAAATTGTGCATTACAAGATCAATATCTTAATAGAGGACCTTGGAAACTATTAGAAGAACAAGAGAGAATTTTAGTTAAGCAATTTGGACCAATTGAAGTTACAATTGTTTTAGAGTTTACTGAGCCGCTTAAAGTATTGTCAACTGGAGCTACTGTACCAACTGCTTTTCGTAAATTAATTTATATACCAAAAACTGAACAGTCAATTGAGTACTATTTCAAAAACGAAAAACCTAGTACTAATAACTACACCAAGTTTAGAACTCACTAAGAACTTAAATTATAATAGATTAAAAAATCGTTGTATATTTACATAGATAAAAAATGTTATGGCACTTATAAATTATAAAAACAAAGTAAAGACTACTTGGAAAATAAAATCTATAGTAAAAAAACATGTAAGTGAAAAATCTTATATGAATATATATTTTTTACCGACTATTTTGTATTCTTATAATTGTCATACTAATTATTTTGATCCAGGATTTTATCACTCATGGAAAGTATCATTTAGATTCATTATATTCGAACTAGGATTTACCATTTTTAAAGACACTCACTATGACTAATCAAGATCTTGAAAGAACAGCAGTTATTATAGCTGGAAAAACCATTTTAGACACTCCAAATGATACTGAACTTGGAGAAAAAGTTAGAAAGATATTATATGAAAGACATGTAATAGAAAAATTAGACACTGATAATTAAGTTCTTTTAAATATGGGGATAACATGGTATTGATCCGGTTGTTGAGGTAACACTACATGCAGAGGGACGTTCTATAACCTCTTTAATCTCTGAACAAAAGATAAACGCAGAAGAAATATCTTCTTTCACTTTCGAAGACGCAATGTCTTTCGTTGGTGCTGACTATGCCTTAGCAGCTTAGTTAGTTCGGGTGTAGAATCCTAGGAACAGAATCTAACGAGTATTCACGATCGACTCGCAAAATAAGGACTGTGGGAAAGTTTTCTTGATAGTCATAAAATCAAGTGGTGGAATTTGGCCCACCATAACGGGTCAGCCCCTACGGTGCAGAGGATGTTTGGGATCTTTCCAACACTAATCAGTACTAAGCATGTGATACGTTAGTGGTATTATCGCTATCGGAGACGTCGGTTCGATTCCGACTATCTCCACAATTATTTATTTTAAAAATAAAGTTTATGAAAAAGTACAAACCTTTAGTGATTCCAAAAACTTCTGCTTGGAGTAAAAAAACTTGGCGCTATTACACTCCAATTTGGTTTAATCAATTTATTGAAAGTTTAAATAATACCATTAAATGGTTACCCACTATTTGGGCAGATCGTCATTGGGATGATTATTACATAACCAGAATACTTCAAAGAAAGATTGAGCTTCAACGTGAATACTTAGTCTCAGCTAATAGACATACTGGAATTGATGACGACAATAAGTGGATGACAGTAGTGCTTAATCTCCTAGAAAGAGAACATAATACTTTTTATGAAGGAGAATTAACTGAATATCATAGCATAGATATGGAAGTTGATGATAATGGAAGATGTAATTTTGTCACTAATTGGGAAATGTATGATGAGTATTTAGCAAAATATCCAACTACTTTAAGAAAAGTGCTTAAAAAGCATCCAGAATGTGCAGATAACAAAGACAGACTAAGTATGTTAGTTTCTATGCACCAACAAAAAAAATGTAGAGATCTTTTATTCGAAATCTTAAAACAAAAATCAGCTCATTGGTGGGACTAAAAAGATAAATTTATAAATTATGATAGGATTAATTATATTAGCAATAGCAATTTTAGCTTCTCTTATTTGGCTTTGGGTAGGTGGAATAGATTATATGCTACAAAATCACCCAGATTATAAAGGAAAAGACTTTTTAAATATGGAAATTATAGAAGAAGAAAAACAAGAAATACAATAATAAAAATGCAAAATCAAAAACCTCTAAACATTACTCTAGACAAGACTACAGCAGTAGTATGTGAAAGCTGCGGATCTGATACTTTTACAGAAGGAATGTTTCTTAGAAAAGCTAGTAAGTTCTTAACA